AATCTGCCCTGACAACAAGGCAGAAACTGCCAAGTCACCAAAAGTGTTCCCATTAATAACTGCTGTTGCATTTGTGGCGCGCAGCCATTGCGACGCAGGATATTCTGTAGTGGACGGAGCAAAATTGCACCCAAGTATATTTAGCCCGTCCACGTTATCCATGTTTATGCCAGAACTAGACGGGGAAACTGTGATTGAGTTAAACGCGCAATTTGTAAAGTTTACAGTTTCCCTTGTTCTTGATCCGCCGTGGTAAACCATGTTTTCGGAGAAGTCATAAAACACGCAATCATTAAAATGCGTAACACTTCCGCCGAAAGTATTGCCAAGCTCTGTTCGCGTATCGTCAGACCACCAGCCACGCGATGCTCCGCTAAGTACACAATTGTTTAGCGTAATGAACTCGTCATAAGTCGAACGAAGGCAAGCAATTGCGGTCGTCAATCTGGTAGGCGCAGTTATGCCATATGTCCCGAGATAGACGCGATTCAATGTAACCCCTGGACAATCCAGAACGTCGATAACTGATCCAGTGAACGCAGACGTTTCGTAGCACACGTCAATATCTTCTATGGTCAACCCACGTCCACCGTTTCTGTAGGCTTGAATGCCAAAGCCAGAGGATGTGCCTGAGATTAAAAGAGTCGTTGGCCCTTTGACGGCATTGTTTGTTCTACGGCTTCCTGAGCCTTTCATAATAAGGCCCAAATCTTGATAAATTTTTAGTTGGTCGGGCGTTACTTTATACGCGCCAGGTGGAAAATAAATAGTGCCTGACGAATATGCCGTAATGGTACTCCCGCCTATGGTGTCAAGAATAGAAACTGCATTCGCTCTAAGCGATATAATGGCGTTCCATACTGCGGTTGTGTCATCTGTTGCGCCATCGCCAACAGCGCCAAAATCTTTGACGTTTACAAAATCCCTCATCTTGCTCTGTGCTGTACGCAAGACAGCGCCAGTACCAGCTTGTATGAACCCGACCAGCGATGACCCGCTGCTAGATGCCAGCGTTGCGCCATCGACGCCGCCGCCGACATTGTCCAGCGTCTGAATCGTCGACCCGCCAGAATCTTTGATCAGGAACTTATACGCCAGGTTGCTGGTCAGCCAGATCTCGCCGCCACCTGGCACTCGGCCAGCAGCGTCCAGCTGGATCGGATTGCTGTGTGCAATATTGCCAGCACTAGTCGTGTAGGTCGCCAGCGGAGTGCTGCCGCCTGCGCCGTAGGAATAGATCAGACCGCCAGCCAAAGGCACGCCAGCATTAGTGAAAAACTGCTGACCCGCGCCAGCGAACTGTGACAGCAAAACGGTCATGGTCTATTACCTCAGAATCCTTCGCCGGGGATGATCTCAAATGCAGCGACGGCGTCAGACTTGAACCAAGCATTTGCCGGCAAACTGATCACTTCAACGGCGCCAGGGAAAAACCCGATGGTATTGTCAGACGGGCTGCCGGCAGACGGCGCAGTAACCGATCCAACGGTAATAGCCGTTCCAGTGGGATCCGGGGGCGCCCAGCGTAGGTACTGGGTTGTCGCCAGCATAGCCTTGATCCGGTATGTGGTCGGCGTCTGGTTGCCCTCTGCCTTGACCTGTACGCTGGACGTGCCGACCAGGTACGTTTTGCCCATCGGCACGAATGCGCCGTTATTCATCGTGATGCCCTCTCAGGGAGTGTGCGGGATAGCCAAATAATGGACGGGAATGGCCGTCCGGTCAAACCAACAAAAAGGGGCGACTCTCGCCGCCCCAGTTGTCATCGCAGACTATTACCGGCCTTACAGGAAGGACAGGTCGTAGCCATAGATGAACACGTCTGCAGTGGCAGCTGCGCCCTGGGCTGTCGTGCAGCGCAGATACAGTTTGCCACTTGTTACCAGATCCGTGTCATCGGCAGCAGTAATAACCACCTTGTCGCTGGCGCTGTTGCCAGTGAGAGCGTAGGCGGTCTTGACTGCGACGCCAGTGGCGTTCGGACCTGTGTAGACGGCCAGCTGGGCGGTCGTCAGGTTGATCGACGCGCTGGCGACGATAACCGACTGGACCGACACCTTGCCGGACTGGTTGACGATGTTGGCCACTGTGTCGCCGACAGCGTTCAGGTTTACACCTTCGGCGCTGGCGATGAGACGCAGGGCTTGGTTGGTAGCCAATCCTGACGGATGACTGGTGACTGTGCTGGCTGGTCCTGGGTTAGACATGATTAGTGCCCTCCTATTAAGACGCTACGCGGCAGGCAAGCTCAGGATAGAGCGGTGCCCAGCCGTACAGGACATCCAGACGGGTCGGGATGCTGTCGTTGTTGATCGTGTACTGACGAACGACACGGATCGAAAGACCCAAGTCCTTGTCAGACGCACGACCCGCAAAATGTACTCCATCTGGCAACTCAAGCATTCTGTTACTTTCGGCCTTTCGGCTTACTGACCCTTTCGGGCGGGGCAGATTCTTCGATCCGCCCTCTCCCCCTTCAGTTCAGTTATAGGGGAGTTCAGACTATCGCATCATCCCGAAGGATGTTCTCTCACTTAGTCGTTCACGGTGTCTTTCGACTTCCGCCTTGTTGTCCGCTTCCGGAGTTCCAAGTCAATCAGAGAGAATTTTTCCATAACGCCTTTCGACGTTAGGCGACCTTAGCAAACGACGAATCGTTCGCGGCGTAATCGGCAGTTGCAAGAGTGAACGCGTTGCGGTGCATGACGATGTTCTGCGGAGAAACGGCGCCAGCCTTGTTAAAGAAATTGACCGTAGCAGTAGCCGACGTGCTGGGGATCGACACGTTCTGGAATTGACCGCCACTGATGACAGCAGGCGATACAACGACAGAGAATGTCGCACCAGTGCCGGAAGCGTCAGCCTGCACAACGAAGTTACGGAGACGGTTGCTGCCGTAGGCTTGACGGTTTTGCGGGTTGACAGCGAACACGCCATCGATCGTGATGACATCGCCAGCCTTGAGGCTGACAGCGCCAGTCGACGTGATCGAGATCGTGGACGTGCTGGCCCAGCCAGTCGTCAGGAAGCCGGTGGCGGTCGTGGTCGCGCAAACGGCAGTACCGGCGAACGAACCGAAAGTCTGTGCGGAGACGTTCTGGTCCATTTTCCAGTTCATGCCGGCAGAGTCGCGGCCCATCATGCCCTTGCTGTACTGCTGACCGATCTTGTCGTTTGGCACGAACAGACCTTTCAGGCTGTCAACAATGGTGGCGCCAGTGAAAGGCTCCACGATGCAGCTGCGACGACCGTCGCGGGGTGCGCCTTCGGCGTCCAGGTAAGCGCCAGCTGTCAGGTACGTCAGCAGGCTGGTCGGGGGAGTCCCGGCTGCGCCGACGATGTTGGCAGTGCGCAGGCGAGCCATCGTCAGACCGTCGAAGTCGATCTTGTTGGCGATCGCAGCCACAGCAGGCTTCAGTACGCGGTCGCTGAACATGTCGAGTGACAGGGTCAGATCCTGCGTCGTGAACTGCGTGTCAACGTGGAACTGCGTGTCCAGAGTTACTGGTACGCTCGTCTCGTTGAGGTCCTCGACATTGAGGGCTGGTCCGGTTGTACCGATGAAACGGCCAGGACGACGGACGTTCAGGGTGTTGCCGATTTTGGCGCCGACCAGAGCGAACTGGTCGTCATAATTGCGATCAACCTCGGAGGTGAAAGTGAGCTCGTTTTCGAGCACCATCAGTGCCTCGTTGGTGATCATGCTGATGGTCAACAGGTTGTTAGCCATGTCACATGCTCCAATGATTAAGTTTTACCGGATGCGGCCCTGCTGCCTCGCGGCCTTGTATTCAGCGTAAGACCCCTGGAATTGGCCCTTGCTGTCTACCAGTACCTCGCGGCCTGCATTTCCACCTCTGATCGGATTGATCGGGGGCGGGGCCTTGCTTTGTGCGACTCGACTCAGGGAATTCTGGGGCTTCTCCTGTTTGTCAGCCTTTGCAGACTGCTTTTCCAGTCGATCTTCCAGCTTGCCCAGCTCTATCAGCGCCTTTCGCGGAGACATCGCAGCGAGCTTTTCGGCGTACTCAGGGTTTTCTGCCAGGTGATACAGGATCCTCGGTCCGACATCCGACTCTATGATGGCATCGCGCACGTCATCGGAGACCGAAACGTCTGCACTTTGCACCATGTCGTCGAAGTCAGGCAGCTCCTGCTTCGCCTGATTGACCCGCTCGGCCCAGGTCGTGATGACCTTGTTCCGCTCGGCATCCAGTTGCGCCTGATATTGCGCCATCTGCATCTGCTGTATTTTTCGTTCTGCGGTATATTCGGCGAGTGCTTTCGCATACTCGTACATATCGCGGAACTGCTCCGGCTTCGGCTCCTCGATGACCTGCTGCGGTGCCCGCTCTTGCGGTGCCGCCCTGGTCTCCA